ACGCATGGCTTGTACGAGAGTACAAAAAGCGTGGTGGCACTTATCGCACGGGAACTAAGAAACGTGGCAAGAAGTAGTGGCGGTCTAACCCGTTGGTTCAAAGAAAACTGGGTAGATGTCAAAACAGGAAAGCCTTGTGGCCGTCAAAAAGGCGAAAAACGAGGTTATCCAGCTTGTAGACCTAGTAAACGTGTCTCAAGTAAGACACCTAAGACAGCCTCAGAAATGACAGCTAGTGAAAAAGCACGGTTCAAACGTGAAAAAACTAGCAGTAAGAAGATAACATACCAACATAGACGCAAAAAATCCACCAAAAGGAAGAAAAAATGACTGAAATCACAGATGAGATGCTCGACATCATCGAAAAAGTAAAAGGAAAGCGAAATCCTGCCCTTTGGGATCCCCGATGTGAACAATATCTAGCAAAAAACAAAAAAGGTACTGTAAAAAAGTCAACAACAAGTTAAACTATTTATAAATACTCTTTTTTCTTAGAATAATGGCATTTTTTCGTGGAGAAGAAGGTTCCGTAAAATTTAAAAATGGGGCTGGAACTACAGAAGCAGTCGTGTCTACTACTGGTTGGTCACTAGACACAACAAAAGATACACTAGATGTAACTTCTCATGGAGCAACATCCAGATCATTTGTGGGTGGATTAATTTCTGGATCTGGTACTATTGATTTTCTCTATACAGCAGCTAGTGGTAACGAAACTGCAAACTTATTAGCTGATGTTTTAACAACAGAAGATGCTGGTGATGCACAGTTTGAATTATTTTTAGATACTTCTGGAACTAAAAAAGTAAGTTTTTCTGGAATTGTTACAGGAACAAGCCTATCTGCAACTACGGGTGATTTAGAAACAGTTAGCGTTAGCTTCATAACTTCTGGTGCTATTACCAACGGTGCATAATGCCAAAAGGTTCTTACTCAGCCAAGCAACGTAAATTAGCTAGGGTTGCTCCTCCTAGAGATAAAATTACTGGTGCTGATCTTAAAAAACTACGTTCTAAGAAAAAGAAGAAAAAGAAGTGAAACTTACTCCTCGCCAAAAAACTTTATTGAGCAAACACTCTGAGCATCATAGTGCAAAGCACA